TTTAACGTCATTTCTAACCTTAGAAAGCACAGAATTTAAACCACCTAAAACTGTATTTAATTGTCCAAAAGTGCTACCAAAAGCTTCATTTCCTGATATTGCATCTTTTATACTTTCGGTATAGTTACCTACATTTAATTTGGCTTTACTTGTTTCGTCTACATTGTTTTTTAGAACAGCGTTTAGTTGGTCTATTTGAATATTTAATTCTTGAACTTCTTTTGCATTTTCTTTGTAATCTAAACCGTCTCTAGCTATTTGTAGTGCTATTATGGTTTTTCTAACTTCGTTTAATGTTTTTGCCTCTCCTTGTTCTGTAGCTATTAATACTTTTAATTGCTTTATTTTTTGAGCTTTTTGTTCTCTATCTATTATTTGCTGTTTTAACTGGTCATCAGTTAACTGTATTATTTTTCTAGTAGCTTTAATTTCTACTTCTTGAACCTTTATTATTTGTTCTTCTATTTTCTTAGAATCTTCATTTATTTTTTTCTTATCCTCCAAAGCCTTTTTAAGCCGTTCAACTTCGATGGTAAGTTTTTTTAAATCTTCTGAATTGCTAGAATCGATTAACTTTACTTTTTTTTGACTTGCTTTTATAAAGTTGTCAATGTCTTTTTTTGCCTTAGAATTTAGATCTATAAACTCGTTTAGCTGGTCGATTAGCTCCTTATATATGAATTTTCCCATCTCTTAATGATATGTATAGCTGTGTATAATCGTAAACTGAAATGTTTTTTTTGTTGATGTAACCATACGCTTTGGTAATATATGGCATAATATCGAAGTCTTCTACCACTTCTTTTTTTTCGTTATCTCTAAGTTCAATCAAGTAATCAAGTTCTGAATTTCCATCCAAATTAAGAGCGTAATCACATATTTTAGAATGCAAGCGCTTCAATTTAATTATTTCAAGCTTTACATTTTTCTTAGTGCCTAAAAGTTCAGAAAGTTCATCTATTAAAAAAAAATAGTTTTCTTCTGTTATGCCAACAATAGACAAATCCCCTGTTTTTACAATTTTATCCCAGTCAAATTGCGAGACATCATGTAAGTTTAGATAGATATTTTTTTGTGATTTTTGACCAGACATCGCTTATTATTTTTTTAACATTTTCGTCATTAAGATTCAATATTTCATTTTCGTTTCTTTCATCAAAAAAAGGATGGTCAGCACCATCTATTCCAACCATCCCCTTTTTAAAATATTTTGCATCTATCGAATCAAAAAGCCCCCCTGTCCATTCGAGATTATAAGGTTGCCCAGCCATTTTAGGTTTCTTTGGTAAAGGTGTAATTTTAGAATAATAATCTTGTGTAATTTTAGCGTAAACGCCTAATATAGCGCCGTCCGTATTTTCACCTTTCGATAATTGAGTTTCTTTTAAAAGCTTCTCAATTTCTCTTAATACCTCTTTGCTTCCTAACGTTTGCTCCAGTATCTGCTCCGATTTCAGACTTGATAATTTCGATAACGGGTTCAGATTTTCGTTTTCCATTGTTCAAATGAACTAGTTTTTCATATAAATCATTTGATTCTTCTATAGAATCAAGATTACCAATCATAATTTCTGAAAATTCATTTTTAGTAAAAAGCTCGACCATTTTATAATCGAGCTTTAAATTTTTATAGTTGAAGTCAGCCATTACGGAATGGTAACAGATATTTTATTAGATACAAATCCACCACCTATTAACTGAATAGATAATGAAGTTCCAGTTGTTTTAGGAGTAGTAAATGTCAAATCCAAAGAACCATTACCTAGAACTACCACAGAACTAAATGCACTTACTGAGCTACCATCTAAAAACCAATTTGTAGCCGTTGTATTTGTGTATTTAATAGGAGAATTTTCAGTACCGAATAACAATTTAGCCGTTATGTTTACTTTAGTAGTAGTTGCACCTGTGCCACTAGCTATTTCCACTTCTTTAACTGGTCTCATTGCTGACAATGTAGCCTCATCTAATGACCAAACAGCCCAGTCTTTGATAGTTGAAGAATTCGCTTCGTCAAACATGACGATGTTGTTTTTAGCGTCACCTCCTGTAGATTCATCGCCTTTTCTAACTTGCCAAGAATCTTTGTTAATGGCTCTAGGATAGATATTTAAAGCATCTCCGCCTACTATTTTACCAGCAATCACTCCTTCTGCTTCGTCAATGTATACTGTACCATATTCCCCGCAAGATAACAAATCATTCAATTTTGAAGCAAATGCCAAAGGAGTCATAAATAATTTTCCTTCAAATATTAAGTTGCTAAAATTATGATTTCTGATTTTAACACCGCTTGGTGTAGTGGTAAAATCTAACTCTCTCTGTGTTACCTTTGACTCCTTAAAGTCAGGCAAAATATAGAGTCTCTTTGATGGGTCAGCATGGTTAACCAATGCCGAAACACTTATACTCATGGTTGAGCTAACAACTATCTTATTGATAGTATTATCATCTGCTACCAATCGCATTATACCAATTTTTGACGTATAATTAACGTCTTTCCAACAGTCTAGTCCTGTCCCTATTAAATCTCCACAATCACAATTCATAATATAATATTTTAAAGTTTTACAATATTATAAAATTAATTATTTTTATTTAGAATTAGTCTAAATAAAAATAATATTTTTTGCTTTAGTCAAAGATAGTCAAGGAATTTTACACAAAAAAAGCCAAACACATTTAAGTGAATGGCTTTAATATTAATGTAAATAATTTTTTTTAAAAAGGAATGTATTTAGTTTTACCATTTATTTTTTTAGCGACTAATATTTCTCCCCTGTTTTTACCTGTTTTTTTGAGTGAAACATGAACCCAGTCGGGAGACTTATCTGTGCCAAATTCCCAAATTAACTGGTCAAAAATTAAATTATTTTTTATATAATTAAAAATTTGTGTATTTGTAAGACCTCCAAAAGTGTCATCTAAGTCTATTGCCTCACCTAATACATGTTGAGAACTAGAAGTCCCACCTATCACCTTGTTTAACTTTTCACTTCTAAAAAATGAATTTATTTTTATAGGTACACCGAAATATACCCTTATTTTTTCAAATATATTATCAGCTAAATATTTCATAGCTTCTAACTGTTTTTCGGTTGGTGTGTTTTCTATTTGTTTTCTTTTTGCTTCAAAACTAGAAGTAGCTTCTATGTAGCTAATGTGTTTACTTATAATCATATCTATCAATCAATTTTTCATTTAACGCCCAAATCTTACCTAGATTAAATCTAGTTTTCATTTCTTCTTTATTGAAAACCAAGGAATTACTATTTATTTCATATTCCATCCAAAAAACATTTACACTCACTCCCTTAGCTTCTGCAAAGTTTAATCCATTGGATAATTCGCTATCTATCCTTGATTTTACTATCGATTTAAAGCTTCGTAGTACATTGTGAGGTATGTTTTGAATTTTATTTTTAGGGTATGATTTTTTTCTAGGATGGTGTAAAAAAACATCTATTACGTCTCCATTTTCAGCATCTTTAACCGCTTGCATAATAGGTATAATTGCCCCTATGCCACCATCACACCACTGCTCGTAATCTCCTGAGCCATATCTTTTTTTATTCAATTGAGAAAACACAACTGGAGGGCAAGCACTAGCCCATAGCCACTCTTTAAAGTCTTCTAATTCCGTAAATTTGCTAGAAAAATAAACTAATTCATCAAAAGTCTGTGAAAAACAACCTATTTTAACCTCTTTGTTTCTTAATTTTAGTTCTTCATATTCATCAATAGAAATTGAACGATCTATTAACTTCTTTAAGTTTTTTGATTCTCCTAAAGTTGTAGTTTTTGAAAATATATCTTTAGTTAGTTTTAAAATTAGATTAGAAATGCTTAAATGACCATTTTTAGTAAACGCAGAATCTTCTGTTATGTCTTTTTGTTCTATGTTTGTAAAAATGTCTTCTAATTTCTGCCAGTTACCAAGTGCAGTATGTACAGATAATAAAGCTCCAGTACTTATTCCATATACTTTTTTATAGTTTGGTTTTAGTACTGCTAATCTCCCAGCGGTAACAGCACCATCAGCACCGCCACCGCTTATAACTGCGATTCTATTCATAGAATGCAAATTAATTATAAAAATTAAGATTACAAAAATTTATTATTGAAAGTTTTATTTTTTGTGTTGCGTATATTCCTTTGTTAGTGGCAATCCTAAAAGACCAGCCGTTGTTGAGCAATTTCATTTTTAAATCGTTTATCTGACGTTTGACAATAATCTAAATCAATTTCAATGCCTTTTATACGAACTTTCATTTGTTCGGGGTGTTCTGATGTTACATGCTTCCATGTTTGCTCAGAAATGTTATGATTTGAACCAATATGACCAACGTGTGAACTTGCAGACGGTAGTGTTGAGTAATCAATTTTCGTATTTTGAAGTTGGTTTTTTGTTCCGCTTCTAAGATTTGATATTTGAGTTGTCATATTGTTTATTTTAAATTGTTTGAAGAAATGAGTTAACTTATAAATATTATTGTACTATTTCTAAGAAATGTTGAGGACGTTTATATTTAGTGCCATCTTTTCTGAAATGTTTAACCACTTCTTCATAATATGAAGGGCTTAAACCTATACTTTTAAGGTATTGAATAAGTTCATTTGAAGCAGTATTTATATCGCATGAATGAGAATGAAATGTAACAGTACCGCCAATATTTCCCATCTGCGATTGTATTATCTCACCATTTTTATCACGTTTCCAATTACTAACATTTTGGAATAACATTTGCTGTGCATCATATTTTGAAGAAATTTCACAAACATTGTTGTACTTATGTGATAATTCATTTCCAACACCTAAAATGTTAAAAGTTACTAAAATTCTGTTTTCGTAAGTTGAGATTTTCATCGTTTTTTATTTACTAAAAAGCTTCGTTGCTTTCTATAATGTAAATATACGCTAAAAAATGTAAATAGTTGTTAAAAAAGTTAATTATTTTTAAATCTTTTTTTAATCTCTGATAATGAGATATTTACGCCAGCACCTACATAGATAGGTATTACTTGATTTCTTAAAACATCGTAACCTACGCCTGCATTTATTCCTGTTGTTACGATTGGATGTTTAATTCTGACCATAGTAGCGTTTATATTGGTTGTTTTTATGTGAGGGTTTGAATTTGTAGCACTTATGTATATGCCTCTATTTCTTTGAGTAGTTTTAATGTTCATTTCATTGGTCAACGAAAATTTAACGTTTGCAACACTATCTTTTATAGAAGTTTCAAAGTCTATCCATTTACTACTATCTCTAAGTATTTGTATTTCTTTGATATAAAAAGTATCGTTTATAAAAGTAGTATCGTATCTGTATTTTAATTTAATGCTATTCTTATATTCTATTTTTGTTTTAACAATTATTTTAGCCTTTATATCCTTATCTCTATCTATTTTTTTGACTTGCTTAACTTCATTAGAATCAATAGGTATTTCTTTATTGTTGCATCTATGCAATGCCATTATGATTAATACTGCAAATAAAATTAAAGTAATACTTTCTACTATTCTATATCTTTTCATTTTGAATCATTTTATTGCCAAAATAATACATTAAAGCAATCATACCTAGCTCTTTTAAATAAGTCATGCACTCCTTAATCATTCTTTCATAAACTTCTACATAAATTTTAGATTTTCCAAAGAAATAGTTTACTTGTATTATTTGATAAAATATTAAAATAATAAACGAAACTATGATTACCCATCCAACTAAAGCCATGAACGTATTTTTTTTATTAAGTAGTTCTGTAAACCATTGCTTTATGTTTTCGCTCATTTTTTCTTTAATATAAACAATTTTTTGCAAAACGCTTTGAAATCTCCGCCAAAGTCATCTTCTATTATTTTTTTAACCTTGTACACCCAATAAACGATAGGCATAATTAAGACAAGAAAGCTCAAAACATTGTGAAAGTTAATGAAAACTAATGTCGAAATAGTCAAATCTAATATTATTGATTTAGTCATTTTGACTTATTTGTCTCAAAATTGCTTTTTTTACTGTTAAATCAGGAGCTTCCACTACTATATTTAAGTAAGTAAGATATGGCTGAAAAGATTCGCTATTTAACCTGTTTTCAAAGTCTATTGTGTTATTTTGAATAAAGAGCTCGACTTCCGATTTATATCTTTTGAGAAGCTCATTTACAAAGGTTTCTATAGGCGTGCCAATAGCCGATGCCTGTAAGAATGTAATCGAACGGTCTCTATTTGCTTTTTGAATTTTAGCCATCTCAACAATATTGAGAGGTTTAAACTCTTCTTTAAAATACCCTATCTCACCATTTTCTAAATGGTAATTAATCTTAATAGTTACGCCTGAGTTACTGTATTTGAAATATTTACTTACTATAATTTTACCATTATGTGTATATTCTGCTTTATTTTTAATACCTTTTCTTGCGTACGTAGGAGTTTCGCTAGTAAGCCCTAAAATAGTGAAGTCTATTTGTGATAGCTGTTCTACGCTATTTATAGGAGTGTAAATAAAATTATAAATTAGTAAGTCTTGGTAATTTACATTGTTAATCATTATTTCATCCTCTACTTGATCAGATGTATATGGTAAATCAAACGACTCTATATAAGCTAAATTAAAGCTATCTATGATTTCTGTTTCTGTTGTTATTTTGTATTTCGTTATCATATTATCCCATTCTATTTCTGTTGTTATTTTGTATTTCGTTATCATATTATCCCATTCTATTTCTTGCTTGTAATGAACCAAAATTTTTTGCATAAGCATAAATCAAAGTGCTTATTGCCGCTCCTGTATTCTGTGCTATGAATTCCCATGCATGAGCAGAACCAGTCGTTATGTTAGTCGTTATGTTAGCTGACCATACTGGCGTGCTATTTCCAAACACAAATAACGCATATCTTATGTTAGTTCTGTCAGAATTAACAGATACAACAAGTTTATAGGGAGTCATTTGAGACAAAACGAACGTAGAAATGTTTGTGGTTGTATTTCCTACTAAAACTGATTTTGCAGAAATAGTTAAATTCGTTATTTCTGCATAGAAACCATTTTGAACAGCTGCTGGTAGAATAGTTCCATCTTTATATCCAAATCTTATATTTCTAGTAGCCACATTGACTGATGGCATCATAAAATAAAGCTCTGCGACATAATTTTGGAATATGTTAGGAGCTGAAACGAAAGCATGTGAGAAATATCTAACACCACTATTAACCGTTGCAGAAGATAAAAGAGCATGACCATAAGGGAATGTTACCCTCATTTCATTAGGCTGAGAAATAGTGCCTGATGATAGTAGAGATTGTGTCAAATAAGGTATAGATCCAGTTGCAGACCCTGTAAATTGATTCTTATTCCAAAACTCTCCATCTGCCAACGAAGTGAATAAAACAAGGTTCCCAGCACCTTCTAAAATCTGCCCTTCTATTGTTTTTAAAGGCCGCTTTGTTTGAATACTCAATGTAGTTTCATCTCCAAGATTTGTACCTGAAAATATGGTATTTGGTAATCCTAAATTTTCTAAAGCTTGATTTTTTTGAATGGTTGTTAGAGATTGCACACCATCAAATCTAAGTCTATTTCCTAAATCTGAAAGTATTTGAGATACTACAGAAGGATTGTTTTGTAGAGCATTAGCAAGCTCAACAATAGTATCTAATGCTAAAGGAGCTGACCCTGTAATCCCCGCAATAGCAGCAGAAATAGCAGCACTTAATTCAGAATCTCGAGTAATACTAGCTGGTATTACTGAATCAGAAATAAAACCAGATACTAATGTTGGTTTACTATTTAGTTGTGTTTGTATACTAGAAGTAGCGTCGTTAAATGCTCTTTGATTATCTGTCTGATATCGTTTATTAACAGTATCAGGAACACTTACTGTACTAATGCTAGCAATGAATGTTACGCAAGCATCGTATGCGATTTTCAAATCAAATGTAAAAATTGCGGTTATACTGTCTAATTTGGCTTTTAATGTAGTTGTAAAAGCTGATGTTATATCATCTAGTATAGTTTTATTACTATGTGTATGTGATGTTGATTGTAAAGATGTGATAGCTATTTCATTAGATATTAACCTATCTTTGAGGTCTTGGCTGTAAAAATCCCAAGTTGCGCCACTATATCTATACTGTCCTTTCTCTTTTTGAGTACCTAAAAGCCAAATGCCAGTAGTAGTATCAACGATAGCTATTTCACCTACGCTAGGACTATTTATAAGTGCTAGCTCTGAAAAAGTAGAGACTTGATAATCATTACCAGCTTCTATAAATCCGATTGAAATCCCCATGTTATTCTAAAATTTCTATTATAATTGAAGCATCTCCTGTCGTAGGTACAGTATACGTGAAAGCTGGTAAGTCCTCACCATTAGGGTAAGAAGTATTAAATATAAAGCCATTTGGTCTAACAGAACTATTTAGAGTGCCATTTTTTCCCAAATACATCATACTAATTGTTTTTTTACCCGCTGCTATAACACCGTTTGTAGTGGCTATAATAGATGTTGATACACCACTTGGAGGTCTTACTGGTAACGTAGCTGTTCCGTTTCCGCTCGATTTTACTGATGTATTTTCAGTTAAGAATGCCTCTAGAGAAGTATATGTGTATGCTACATCGTTTTCATCAATTACATCCCCAATAGTTAAAATATCGTCAGAAATACCGCTTTTTATAATAAAACTATCTTGCCCTCTATAATCAAAAAACGATTGAGTCAAAGAAAATGGTGATTTATCATTTTCAATTTCTACAATTATGTAATTATTTAAAAGATATACTTTTTTCATTTTTAGCAGCAGTTACACTCGTTATATCTTATATTAAAATTAAACCTCATCACACATCTTGGATTTATATTTGACTTATCTAAGTTAGTCAAGTCAAATTCTTTGTAAACGTCGGTCAATTCTCTTTCCATATCATAAATTTCAATGAAATAGCAATCGTTTAATATACCGTCAAATAATTTCCTTAATTTTTCGTCGCTTCTTTGTTTATCTCCAAACATCTTGACTAAATCACATGAAATAATCAATGAACAGTCTTGAAAAACGTTACTATATTTCGAGCTAGTTTTCGTTAAAAGAAAAAACGTTTGAATATCTAAACGGTCATCGTATAGCAATCTTTCGTAATCTTTTCTATTTTTGCTATACTCTGCCTTGTTGTCATTAACGTAAGCTCTAGGATAAATTTTAGAAACTATATTTGGTTTTAATTCCAATAGCTTTGATTCTATCTTGATTTGAACCAGTCTAAGATACTTATCTATCCCTATATTTTCATCTCTAGTTACTAGCATAATGTTTGTACAAATGGCATATTTGAAGTATCACTGTATTTATTAATTTCTTTTTGCAAAATATTTAGTTCTTCTAATAATAGAGATTGCAATCCTTTTTTTGTTCGTCCGTTTGATTCGTAGCCATTTATTTCTATTAATATAAGACTGTATATGTCTTTTGAATACCTTTCTAAAATATTTGACCTACTAGAAGAGATAAATCTGTTTAATATGTTAATAGAGCATTCCAATTGAAAAGCTTTAGCAAACATCATTTTATTTAGTGTTATCCATCTAGTATAATCATAGAAAACTGAAATGTCTAAATTTAAACCATTTGAAATTGAAGTATTTACAAAAAATTCATTATCTGCAATTGCTATGTCCGTTAAATCTACTTGCTCTATTTGTTTAACACAAAGCTCTGAGACATTGTTTTGATAGCTATTTGTTCTTTCAAAAGCTTGTAATGACCCATCATAAATGTAGCCTATGTAGTATTCTCCTTTGTAATGTATTGTGTTTTCAATGTACCAACCTAACTCTTCAACTTGGTATTCGCTGGCAATCGTTATAATTTTTGATTCTATAATAGCATCTGATTGTGAATGCTTTAAAAATATTTCAATATTCCCAGCACCACTAAATTCAAGTGTTATGCTGTTGATTTTGAATCCAATGTTTTGTTTATTGCTCTGCTCTATGCTAAATCCCTTTAGTCCATTAGATTGAGAAATAATAGTATTTTTATTTGTTTTTTTAGTAAAAAGTCTTTGATTATCTATAATGTCATTCTTTAAAAATAACTTAGACATCAAGGTTACTGCACTTGCTTTTTTGATATTTTCTAAAATAGTGTTAAGCTCTGAATCTACTAATGTGTCTTGTGTATCGACGAAATATTCGACTTTGCAAAACGGCAAATCATCCAAATATAAGTCGCTTTCGCTAGTCTGATTAGCTAAACTAATTTTTTGATAGTCTAAATTAAAGGGTTGGCGGAAACCTACCAACCCTTTAAAAATATCAGATATTTTTGCTCTATTGAACATTAAACTAATGCAAAAGCAAAGATTGAAGATTCTGTAGATACAGATAGTGGTGCTTTTTCAAAAGCCAAATCTACTGTATACTCATACTGCGTGATTTCATCTTGTGTGAAACCTCCAACAGTAGTTCCGTTTGCTCTAGCTCTATAAATGTGAGAAGCATACAATAGACCATCAACAGGGTTACTAAATGTGCCATAAGTCTGAACTTCTGACTGATACCCTCTTCTGTTTTCTGCAGGTATCCAATCCGCAACACCAACAGTACCAGTAGGTACAGCTATGCAATACCCTTTAGTATAAGCAGCCGTTTCAGTTACACCAGCTACTATACCGCCCAAGAAATCAGCGTTTATATAGTTAATACCGCCATCTTGAAACGATAGATTATTTTGATTTGCAGAACCTTGTGCTAACTGATACTGTATTTTGTTATATGCAACTGTATTGCAGTAAACATCTAAAGTACCAGTGTATTTTAAAAGTCTCATTGTAGATTTTATAATCTGAACAAATCTTTGACCATTTGTTAGCTCACTTACTTCAAATGTATCAGAAGTTGTATTGTAAACGCCCTCAACGTTTACAGGATTAACACCTGATTTATTGCTAAACAAGAAATTTGTAGCAGCAAGCTCAATGCTTTCTATGCAGTTACCTATTACATTTGTAACTTCGTTCATAAACATCTCTTCTTGTGAAAAAAAGTTTTTCCCTGCTTGTTTTAAAGATATTGAGAACTTATCACCATAAGTAGTGTAAGCAAGCGACATGATCCCCGAATCTCCAGCCACTCCTGTATGGTCGTGTGTTCTTTGGATATTTGCAGTCCTTGAACTTCTTAACAAGTATGGTGCTTCAACAGCTCTATCTTCTCTTGTTCTTAAATCTTTTGTGTTGAGAATTAAATCACCTGAGGCTTTAATAGTTTTAAAAACTCTTGGTTCTCTGATTCTTAGCTCAGCAGCTTGTGCCTTTGCTATAATTTTTGCCTGTGCAGTGTACAGTGCCGTTGGAACGTAATTTGGCATATTAAGTAATTTTTAGCGTTAATAATATTTGATTATTTTGCTACTCAGTAGCGTTAAAGTATGGTTACTCTCTGAGCTTATTACTTCTGATTACAATTATAAACAAAAAAAATAAGAAACAAAAAAAAGGCACTTAAAAAAATGCCTTTTAAATTTAAAAAATAATATTTTTTTTATACTTGCAAAGTCTTATTAGAAATTCTAGCACTTAATTCTTGTGAGTAATCAGCAGAACCTAATGCAACCCCTTTGCTTTCCATTTCTTGATTAAAACTTTCCATTGTTCCTGTTTTAGATTGACCTGTTTGGTCTCCTGCACCTTTTCCCCCAGTTACTTGTTTCGCATAAGCTGGTAATACATCTATCAAAGCTTCGTCCAAACTTAAAGGATTTAAAGTAGTTTGATTCTTTAATATCTCCCCATTTTTTAATGTTAAAATATTATCCCCATCTTTTTTGAATTCCATCTTTGCTCTTAAAAGAGAGATTACATCTTCTTTAGGAATAGAGGTTTCGAAGTTAATTTTCTTAGATATATAATCGTTTATATACCTATCGTTTTCTTTGCTTTCAAATGACATTTTCAATTCTTCAATTTCTTTATCTTTAATTGATAAATTAGATTGTAATTTTTCAATGTCTTGGAGATAATTTTTTGATTTTGCATCAGGCTCAATTTTTGCTTCTTGTAAAGCATTTTGTATTGAAACCTCAATTAATTTGTCAAGACCTTTACCCTCAAAATCTAAGTTTTTCTTTTCCTTAAATTCTTTAATCATGAAATCTTGCCCTTGCTTTTGGAACGTAGTTTTTAAATTTTCTATTCTAGCTGAATAGTCTGACTTTGTAAAAACTTCAAGTTCAGGAATTTCCACCTTAACCGACTCTGCCGATTCAATTGCTGTTTTTAATGCTCCCTCGGGTAACTTTAACAACGTTTCTAAATCCTTTAAATTTTCTATCATTTCTATAGATTTTCTGTGTTTTTATCTAATTCTAATTCTTCTACTTTCTTTGATTTCTTTGATTTTTCTACTGCTTCTAATTTAATGTACTCTCTCCTGTTATTAGGAATTTCATTAAATTCATCAGCATAAGCCTCTGATATTACTTGTCTTTCAGAGATTACTTTGTGAGAAGATTTGTCTGTTTTTTGGTCAATTGATGACTGCGGATACTCCACTAATTTGTAAGCTGGCATAGTATATATTGAAATTTAAGTTAAAACTTTCTTTTGTTAATGTATCTATTTTGTTACTATTTTCTTTCCACCATTGGATAAAATAGTCTTTTTTGTACGCTTCTTTTTGTCCAAATACTTCAGAAACTTCTTGTATAGAAAGGTGTAAATATGGCTCTAAGCTTGCTTTCTTTAATTCAATTTGTAACCATTTGGGGTCGTTTATATATTTCTGAGTAATTATTTCTAAATATATCCTATCCAAAATAGAAATATTTGCTCCTGATTCTTTTGCTTTGTAATAGTTTTGCTCTAAAACATCAGGAGATTCTATTATAAATCTTCGTCCATAATTAACAGACACAACCGACAAATCTTTTTGCTTGCTTGGTATTAAACAGTTAGCCGTAAGTTCTAAAATCTTCCATTCAAACCATTCGAATAAATCTGAATAGACATTTAATTTATTGCTAATTGGTTGTACGTCTATAAATCTTCCTGTTGCAGTTTCATTGTTTGACTTTTCTTTATGTGTTCCCCATTGAGTGTCATTAGCTAGTCTTTCAGCGTATTCAAGTTCCTCGTCATATCTTTTCCATGTTTCCAAGTCAGGAGAAGTATAACCAGCTATATTAGGAGCTATTACATGGTCTTCTTTGTCAGGAATTGGCAAATTAACTTGGTCTGTAACGTCTTTACTTTTGTAATAACCATGACCATCGCAGTCTTTACATTTGTGGTCGTCTACTTTGCCAGTACCATTACAAGTGCGACACATTGTAACATAACGCCAATGTATTGGAAACCCATGTAGAAATTTATACAATGTCTTAATACTCAAATCTCTAGCTAACTCTTTAGCTATTCCTAAAACATTATGAAAGTAAGATAGTCTTTCTTTAGATTTTATATCTTCTATGTTAGAAATTATAAAACATGGACATGAGCCAAAAGGATGTACAAAAGTTGATTCTTCTACTATTTCATAGTTTTCACCATCTCTTAAAACGGTGTAATCTGTTTTGTCATCTACTAGTCTATATAGGCGTTTCCCATCTTCTAAAATAGTAGGTTCAAATAAAATATATTCTAGTTCTTGACCCTTTGTTTTATAATTTAATATGTCATTTATTGATTTATAAGTAGGGTAACAATCTAATTTAGTAGCACTAGTGTACTCCATAAAAATAACACCATTTGGATCTGTATGTATTAGTATTTTTAAATACTCTTGGATGTATTTTCTAATAGATTTACCATCCCTAATATTAGAAATTTTGTTTACAAAATCTTTATTTGGTGTATTAATTTTAAAGCTACCGCCACTTGCGTAGAAACAGTTATCAATTGGTTGCATTAGTCTAGTAAAAAAATCTCTTATGTCTCTTGAATATTTTTTTCTAGCTTTTATTTTTTCTTCCGATTCTAAATGCTCAATTTTTGTAATCAATAAATCATCAAAATTCTCGCCTAATATCAATGCTTGCAAAAGAAGATGATTTTTTCTAGCATTGATTATCAATGAAGATGGTTTATCATTTTCTTTAATGAAGTTTATTATATTATCCTTTTCAAATATCATTTCTCAAATTTAATTAAAATATACCATTTACCAAATAATTTTATTTTTGATTGGTGTTTTTTGATATTCTTTAAATTGTTTTTCAAAGGCTGAGCACATAAGGTAATCAAATAAATCAGAGAAATGACCAAACTTTTGATAGCTTGCTCCAGTCTTTGGGTCTTTTGCAAGTTCTTTTAATTTTGTTCCGTCAGGAGATTCTTTCAAACTTATCAAATCAGAAATTGACTTAATACATTTCTCGTTTATTTTTAGAACTATTTCGTCATGAGATTCAAGTAAATTATTTATCCATCCCCCTCTCATTACTACGCTTGGGTTAGACCTTTGCACTCTATTCTGTGGCTTAAATTCCTTTAAATAATCTAAAATAAGAGTGTAGAAATTATGCCCTTTTTCTAGTTTAGTATCTTGCTTGTTGGCTGTTGCGTCTCCATAAATAAACATCCCAGCACTATGTCCCTTGTATCTATTTATAATTTCTAAGCAAACCTCTTTTACTGTATTTTTAGGTGTTTCAGATGCAATTTCATCTATCCAAGCGACCATATAACCACCTTCTTTAATTGTATAAATTTGAAATATACCACATGGCAAATATGGGTTTACGTTGTCGTCCCAACTGATGTGTAATGGAATATTTGGATTGTAACTATAATTTCCAACGTGTTTATTTATCTCAAATTGCTTATAAAATTCACCTCCTGTTTTTAGTTGAACATCCCAGTTACCTTCTACATAAACCATATATTCAAATTTTGGTAAGTTGTTCAAATTTTCAATATATGGTTTTGGCAGATGTGGATTGTCTGTTATTTTAGCAGGAATATAAAGCCAATCTTTTGGTAATGTATTTGACTTATATTTATCATAAACAATACTTTTAACCCATCCAAAAGTAGGATTACAAGTTGATAATATTATAGGTTTTGGCTGTATATCTGAATGTGGAATAATCCAAGAACCTGCTCTCTCAAAAGCTTTGTAAAGGCATTTCTCTTGACATTCATTTATTTCTTCAAATAGAAATCCATTCACTTCTAAGCCTTTCATCCAATCAAAATCTTTGTCTTGCTTGTAGTTTTCAGATTTAAAAATAATAACACTCCCATTAGGATGTGTATATTCAAAAGGACTTTCTTTTAATTTACCTGACGGTTCTAGTTTTTTAAAAGATGGAATGGTTGTTGTTCTTATCTTTTCCATATCTTCTCTGATTACACACCACCGAGATCTTGGGAAAACTTGACACATTATTAAGAGTGAACTCAACCCCCAAACTGACTTACCCCCTCTAATAGCACCTCCATACATTATGAAATTATACTTTTCACTTTGTAAAGCAGTCATTGCTTCTGTTTGCTTAGGAGTAAATTGCATTTAGATATTTACTTCATTATCTCCCCATTTGATTATAGTAGGATTAGTTTTAAGTTCTCCACTTATTTCATTTTGTATTTTGTCTCCAAATACTTTAGGATAAAATTTAGCCATTTTCCATTTTAGCGTTTGAACTAATACATTATAAGTAGAAGAGTCTATTTCTTTAGTGAGTAACATGTCTCTATAACTATCTAATTCTTGCTCTAGTGCTTCGGCTTTATCTTGATGACAACTTATGTACAAGTTAAATAAAGCAACATTATTGCGCTTCCAAGTGCAAAAAGTAGGGAATGAGGGGAATCTATATTCTGAATCTAAAACGGATTTAATATTTTCCCCTAAAGAGACTCTAGCACAAATCTCTTTACACATTTCAAAATCGTATTCGCTCGGTCTTCCCATAACGCAGTAAATATAATAAATCTATTTTAGAAATCAAAAAAATAGTTTGTCTATCATAAACATTTTAATATGATAGACAAAGATATTTGATGTATATTTATTTTAGTCAATCAATCATTAAATACTGATGAATCAGTTCTTTGTTTTGTTTGTATACTTCATTCATTATATCTTTAGTCTCGAAAGATAAATAATAATTTGCACTACATTGAACTTTTGTACTTCGGATGGGCTGTTGTGCAAGTAATCCCCTACTGCTACAAGCCCCGATACGTTAAGATGTGTGATAAGAAACTCCACTATACCGAAAAAATATAATTTAAGAAACAGTTTCTTTTTCTAAAATTTCAACTATTTCAAGAATAGTTAAATCTTCAAAATCTTCTCTTTCGGTATTAATTGAGCTGTAATCGAAAGGGTTAAAACCATTTTCTAATTTATGCGTTTCAATTAAATCAATTACATCTTGATTGTCAGAAACGAAAACAATTTCCTTTTCTTCGATTTCGCCATAAATCTCAGAGTATTTACCTAACACTTCTCCAAAATAAACTTTTAACTTGTTTTCTAAAAGAAGTTTTACGTGGTTTTTTTTTGCGATAAATAAACCAGTTAAATCGCCTTGTCTTCCGCAACTTACATTTAATTTGTAAACTGCTTTTTCGTTTAAATTTTGCATATTTTAAAATGAGTTTTTTAAGGTCGCTCAAACCATTAGTTAATTTTTTACACTTCAAAGCCATTGCATCTATACTTATCTTCATATCATCAATCAAATCTTGGTATAGCTCAATATTTGAACGTCTTAAATCACTGTTTTCGTCATCTAGTTGGTGTGCCAAATTAAGGCTTTCTTTTGCTAGTCCTATTAGATGCTTTTTCATTTTAATATAAATCTTTATTGTGAAAACTTAAATTATCATATAAATACTCAAAAGGACAATAATCTTTAGCCATTATTTGAAGTCGATTAAAAGCAGGCATAAGGTCATTGTGTTTTAAATCCGTTATACTTATTATGTTTACTTCATTTTCTTCAGGACTATCCAAACTAGAAGACAAGTAGTTCCATGTATAAGTAACTAGTAACTGATGACATTGAAAGTCTATTTGTTGCTTGTATAATTTCATATTGTAAATATACAAAACTTTTTTTAACAATCAAAAGTTATTTTCTATTATTTTATTATGAATAATACATTGTTCTAAAAACTCTTTGCAAACTATATTTCCAATTTCAGAATCTTCAACTAAATCGTCAATTATATATCCTGCATAATAACTGCATACCACAGGAATAACTGACTCATATCCTAATTCTTTTACTTTATTATTTATAAAGTAAATAAGTCCATCTAAACCAGCCCACGAATCTTCTTGTTTTAAATAATCAGACCAATACTTTAACATTAAATTTTTCACATCATCTTTAAATTCTTTTTCAGTTTTATTAGAATGTGTGTATAAAAAAGATTCTTCTTCTGCATAAGAATCCCAAGATATTTTAAACACATTAGTTTTATCTTCTTTTAGTTTTGCAACTTTATCTCTAAAGTTTTTAATTAGCAATTTAATTGCTTTTTGTAAATTAGTTTTCATTTTAAAACATTCCTTTTTTTAAATCTCTAAATTTTTCAGCTTGTGGTATAAAGCTATCAAACCATTCGATGAACATATCAAACGTCTTAATAATCACATAAATACCCCCATCTTCTATTACTCTTTGCTCATAAACCTCTTGTTCATCTCTTTGGGTGTCTCCACCTATTTTGATTTCCATATTGACGGCTAAACCATATATTTGAATGCTTAAATCTGCTTTACCTTTAGTCCCACTTGAAAAACGCCACGAATCAGATCCTATAGTTCTCTGAAAGCCTACAGAATCAATGTATGTAAACTTATTTGATACTTTTGTACCTTTTACTCCTGTTCTGTCGCAGATGAACCCTTGTAAATTTAAGAAGTCTTTTATCAGATTTTCTAAGTCTCCAGTCTTCTTAACTGTCTTAAATTTATGCCCTGTTCTTGCCCAAAACGGCATAAGAGAACCGTTTTTTTTAATCTCTGCTTCTTCTCTTATTTTGATAAATCTCTTTTTGTTTTCTTCGTTCATTTTTTAAAAATTAAATAAAGGTAAATTGTTTTCATAATTTGTTATTAATATTTCATTTCTTCTATTTTTTAAGTTGTTTCTTTGACCAATAATTATGACATTTAAACCTCGTTTTTTTGATTGACTAAGAATAAACTCATTATCAAATTCACTCATTGCAAACTTGCACCCAGTAGCCTGTAAAGTATCAAATAAATCAATGCTATCTTGTTCAGTAAATGAATTACTATAATTATCCACCGTTCCTAAATATGGTGGGTCGCAATAGATAAAAACTTTTTCAATTTCATTTTTAAGTGATATTTTTTTAAATAGTACTCGAAAATCATAATTAGAAAATTCACTACCAAAAATATAATCATAAGTTTTTTGTATATTTTTAAGCAATATATCACTTGTATTGCCCCCTAAATATCTTAGCGTATCAGGTTTACCCATATAACCATAATTTGAATATAAAATAAACCTTAGAGCCTTTTTTATTGGTTCTGTTTCTGTGTTTTTCTTCCAGTAGTTCCATAAATCAACACTTATAGGCATTAACTTAAATTGACTTTCTAATTCTTCTCTTTTTGTAATTAACACTTGAAATAAGTTAAAAACTTCACTATCCAAATCATTAAGTATATTATATTTTGCCTTAGGCTTATTAAAAAACATGCCTCAAGCACCAAAAAACGGCTCTATGTAAATATCGTGTTTTGGAAAATATTTAATGATATCTTTTGCTATTGCTTTTTTATTCCCTTACCTTCTTAATATCATCTCAACAACAAATCTAAACGTTCAACAAAAAACATAAGATTAGGATTCGCTACACAGCCCTCTTGTAGAGTAGTATAACCGCTTAACTTCATTTGCAAGTCTTGTAATTTCTTCTTCTTGCTGAGATAAACATTCGTAACCTCGTTTAATTCGGTCTTCAATTTTTTTAATTTCTGTGTCTTCTGCATTGTTTTCTTGTGGGTCAAATTGTTCTAAATAATTTATGTTTGGGTACTTTATTGATTTTTCTTCTAACACTATTTCTTCATAAAATAATGGTACAGAATAATCAAAAGTTAATGTTTTTTCAATTATTACTGGTAGATATTTATACAAAGTTAACCTACCACCTGTTTGCAAGCTTATTGCTTGATTACTCCCAAGCCATATATATTTTAATTGCGGAGTTGCAATACTAGTTAATATTTCTATCATTTTAAATATTTGCTTACCATTCCCTTAGTTACTTGCAACAGCTCTGCAATTTCAGAATGCTTTATATTTGGATTAGATTTTAATAGTGCATTTGCTTGCTCTTTTTTAGATGCTGTTTTTGATAGCTTAGAGATTACATTTCTTCTTTCTGTTTTTGTCCAAGAATTAATTTTCATTTTTTTAGCCATTGAAGTAAAGTATCTAAATAGTTTTTCAGCTTTTAAAGTAGAATTTAAGCTTACATTTTCTATTGTCTTTTTACCCTCAAAAAAACAATCCAAAAATTCAAGTATCAAAGCAAATCTAGGGATATAATTCTTCATTTTCGGATACATACTCTTGAAATATTCGTTTTCTTCGTCGCTATTTTGTATAGTTGTAATTTCGTTGTGTATAATTTCATAATGTGCTAGAGCTTCATTAGAAAATCTCAGGTTTAAACTTGTTATTTCGTTGTTTTCGTTAATGTCTGAAAATCCTCTACAATACTCTAAAAATGCAACTATTACTTCTGAATACCATAAAATCTCTGAATATTCAATCTCTTTTAAATTAAAATTACTGACTTTTGTTTCAGGATAACATAGTAAAATTCTGTCCATGAAGCCGCTTGATTTATTGTCTTCTGTATAAACATTCTCTAAAATGTCTGGCTGGATACCTCCTAAAATAGGCATAAATGGACTTTCAATATATGAACCATCTCTACTTAATCTAGTAACAGAAATTGGTGAACTAGACCAACTAGAAAGCCACGTTTGTAAGTCTGAACCTTCTCTGTACTTATTCATATCTTTTATCCAACCATTAAGTTCATCTCTAAAAATACCTATTCCATTTTGGTTTTGGTCATGTAAATCAATCAATGATTCAAGTGTAGCGTCATCGACTATAAACTGCTCTTTTTTTGGTTTTTGAACCTCTAAAGTACTTTCTTTTTCTTTTTTTGTTAATTTACTCCATTCGTCATATTCCTTTTTATCCTCCACATATTTTTTGTGCATTTTCCCTGACTTTATAAGCAAAGGTTTTATTACATTTATAATACTTGGCGTTTTTCCAATACCAGCCTTAGCAACTAAACACATCCATATAACCGCTTTTTGTTCCCAGCCGTTCTTGATAGTAATTTTAGCAGAGTTTCCTACACATAATGACCCGAGCCAAAGCATAGAGCAACCTAGAAAATCTAGGTTATTGTCTAAAGTTTTATTTAGAGAAATAAAGTAATTTTGTATTTTTTGTGGGAATATCTCAATAGGGAAATCTTCATTTTTTACTGTTTGTATTTCTTCTTGTTCTATTACTAAATCTTCTTTTTTTACAAATCTAGCACCATAACCTTGTTGATACATAGCTTTTGCACATGCACTAAAATCTCCTCCAAAATCACGAAATCTAATAGCATCATAGGGTGTTATTTGCTTTTCATGAGGATAAATAGTACCTGTTGAGTGTAAGTACATGGTACCGGTGTTTCTAAAGATGTAGCCACTGTGTGCGCTTTCAGACCCATGCCGTTTAATTACAGTCATTGTGTCCTTATGACCATTTGGTGGAATGGAAAATTCATTTTTGACTATGTCCCAAATCGTGTTCTTGTTATTAAAGTCATCCCATGGAGTCAATTTATTAGAATCATAAATTACACCTGACTTTTTTATTATTTCTTTATCTTCAACTAAAGGAACAAAATTATAAAACTTAGAAATACCTATCAGTGTTTCTCTATCCTCATCTGAAATGTAATCTATGTCAAAATAGCTATTTTTGGAAACTTTATTTTCAGGGTAAGCAAATACATACCCTCCTATTCCTCTAGTCTCTAAAACTGCTTGTGTATGCCCTTCTAAGACAGCTAATTTTAAATTATTGCTAACATTTTTACTTTTATAAAGTATATGGTAGCCATCATTTTTAGTTTTATAAATTGTAAATTTTTCATCAAAGTCTGAAATATGGTCTTTAAAAAATTGCAATAGTTCATTCCAAAAATTATTTTTTTCTATTGTGGTAGAAAAAACTTTTAAATCAACATCTAAACATTCTAAGTCTTCAAATCCTGTAACTATGCCAAAATTAGTAGTTTTAGGTATCTCTAATCCATCTTTTTTAAATAAACCACCTTTGTATTCAAACTGTTTTAAAAAGGCTTCATATGGCTGTTTTTCTGTTTGCCATTTCTTCCAAGAAAAGTTAGGTACTTTGTTTTCTGAAACTGTTACTAGTGAGAATTTTGAGTGTAGTTGTTTTATTATGTCCATATAATAGTATAGTAAATAAAAACCCCCCAAATAGTATAGACGTCCTATTGGGGGGTAGTATTAATAGTGTTTTATCACTCATTAATTCCTTTTCAAACAATGTCGTCTATTACATCGTTTCTAATGATACAAACTTAAATTAAAATTATGTAATAAAAAAATATATTTTACAAATAGTAGAAAAATACAATTTTGATGGTAAACTTTTCAAAAAGTAAAAAAACACTTTTTTAAAAGCACTGATTTTTTCACTAAAAAAGTTTACTCGTAACTCATTGAGTATCATTAGTAACTAATTGATAATGAACGAGTTTACCAAAGTTTACCAAAAGTAAACTTTTTTAGTGTGTTAAATTATTGATATTCAGTTGATTACAAAGAAAAGTTTACTAGTTTACCATTTTAGTAAAAAAAATAAAAAATAAAAAAAAATATTTTTTTTTAAATTCTCTAAAAAAAGTTTACTTGGTAAACTCGGTAAACTTTTCTTTGTAAATGATTGATATTTAGATAGTTTACTCTGTTTTTTTGGTAAACTTTTTAGTAAACTGGTAAACTTTTACTAATTATTAGAATAGTACAATTTCAACATATTTAAACAATAATAATATTTTGATTATTAATTTATTATTTGTATGTTTGTTAAGGATTATTTCTCAATTCATCTTTGTTTAATTTAATACTTAATTTTTTTCCATTTTCCCCATAAGCTAAGGTTTTAAATGTGAAAATTATTACTCAAAAAGAAGGGCTGTAGGAGGCCCTTCTTTTTTTGTCAAAATTAAAGCAATAAAATGCAAAGTATTTTTTTTTAGATAATTTATATTTTGGTTTAAAAAGTATAAATAAGGAAAAGCAAAAAAAAGATTTTAAATTACTGGACTCAATAAAAAAAGCACTTAATTTTTTATTTTAAGTGCTTTTAATGGGGGTGTTGCACATATTCCTTTGTTAACTGCAATACTACGTGAACGGTAAAAATGGCGTTTTTTTGTAATCAGAAAATCTCTTTTCTTGTTTCTCAAAATATTCATCATCTATTTCAGAAGCTACAAATTCAAATCCAAATTTATCAGCAGAAATTCTATTACTTCCACCGCCCAAATGAGTATCAATTATTTTCATTCCATCAAATCCAAATGTTTGATAAATTATATCATATAACATTATTGGTTTGTGGCAAGGGTGTATTCGCTTTTCATTTAGCTTTTTATTTCCTTGCGAGGTCATTGGCTCGGTAATGCTTTTTGCTTGTTGCATTCCAGCCCATAATAGATTAATTTCCATTTCATAATCTATTATACTGCAGTAAGCCATTTCATAAGGTTTGAAACTCATTCCTTCGGCTACTCCTTTATTCCATTTTATTCTGCCAGTTCCTAAACCCTCCCAGTTTACATATTCAACTCCAAAAATTATTTGATGTTTAGAAACTCTTTTCAATTCATTAAAATAATCTTGTGTTGGCGTTTCTAAATCCCAATCTTTTGATGTGTAAACTTTCTTGTTTTTATTTGGGTTTAGTCGCACTCCATTTTTTTGCTTAACTGTTGTTTTGGTTTCTTTTAAAAAAGCCATATTTCCTAAATTAATTCCGTAAGGAATATCACAAACAGCTAAATCAAAATAACCATTAGAATAACGTGCCATAGTTTGCATACAATCTTCTTGAAAAACCGTACTGCAGTTAACAGCGGTTTGCAAAAATGGCGGGTAATATTTTGTACTTGTAAGCATTGTTTCTTAATTAAAGTTTAGTTTGTGTTTGAATAATCAGTCTTTAAATCCGCCACTTCTGCAAGCCACAAAACGTTAGTGGCAATACTCCGAAGCCCTCCGAACAGCGACATCGTAATATTGTTTTTCCTTTTCTATTCCAACTGATTTGCGGTTTAATTTAATACAAGCCAAGTTTGTTGTACCTGAACCCATTGTATTATCTAAAACCATATCACCTTCATTTGTGTAGGTTTTTACTAAGTATTCCATAAGTTCAATTGGTTTTTCAGTTGGGTGGTTTTTATTGCCAATTTTACCTGCAAATTCAATAACACTTTTTGGAAAAGTACCTTTGTTTTTATTTCTTTTAAATTCATAATCATCAGACATTCTATCCTTCCAAGCGTTTAACCCAACTTCAACACTTTGGTTTTGTCTTTCTGAATAAACTTTCCCATTTTCATTAAGTATTGGAAAGTATTTCATTTTATTATTTTTCTTAGTATAAGAAGCATTACTTTTTGAAAAAACTAATATGTTTTCGTGCCTTTTAATTGGTTGGTAATTGGCTTGTAAAAAGTTGCTTGATGTGTTTTTTACCCAAATCCAATCATACTTAAATAAATCTAATTTTGAAACTCTTAATACACTACTAAATGGTTCACTACCAAATAAAATAATCGCACCATCATCCTTTATAATTCTTTCGTATTCAGCCCACAAATCCACCAATGGCAAAACACTATCCCATTTACAAGCGGTTGTTCCATAAGGCAAATCGCAAATAATAGCATCAATTGATTTATCCTCAATAAAAGGAAAAACATCAAAGCAATCAGCGTTCACAAAAGTACTGCCACTAACATCGGCTTGGCAAAATTGGGGGTTCTGTGGTAAATTCAACATTTGTATTTCAATTTAAGTTTAGTAATAATTTGAGCGTTTCGTTTTCAAAATCCCCAACTTCGCCAAGCCGATGTTAGTAGCAAGCGGGCGGACGTGCTTCGATTGAAGTTCAGGATAGAAAAAAGTATTAAAAATTTTCCCTCCCTCTTTGTCTGCTCCGCAGCCATTAGATTTTTGATAACCATTGTTCATATACTTGTTTTGCTATTTGTGCAGTCATTACAGGTGGCACACTCATTCCTATTAAATAGCCAAAATTACAAGTGAAATTATAATCTTGTGGAAACGTACCAATATTGCAAAATTCTTGCTTACTTAATCTTATTGGTTTTGAAAATAGCAAACTTCCACAATTGCCTTTTGCTGTTAATGTTTGGCATACTTTATCATCAAAAACATAAGCTGTGTTCATATCGCTTACTTTCATTCCCGGAACACGTTTTTTACTATCAGCAATATTATTGTCCTTTTCACTTCTAACATCCCAAGCTCGTTTTGCATATTCCGTTATTGGTGGTCCTGAATAATCTGCAAATTCACTAAACTTTATTTCAGGTTCGTTGAAGTTCAAATCTATTTTAGGCACTTCCGTAAACATATCAGCAAAATGTAAAAATGGCTGTGCTAAATCTTTTCTTAATGCTATAAAAAATACTCGTTCCCTTTTTTGTGGAACACCCATTTTAGAAGCATCTAATAAAAAGTGTTGGCAATAGTAACCAGCTTTATCAAATTCTTTGTAAATCTTAATTACATATTGTTTTGCATCACCCATTAATAATCCTTTTACGTTTTCAGCTATAACTACTTTAGGTTGTAATTCTTTTGCTAGGTCAATAAAATCAAAAAATAAAGTATCTAAAACTTGCAATTCTTGACCTTCTCTAAATATTTTTTCTTTGCCCCAATCCTTTTCACGATTACCAGCCATTGAAAAACTGCTACAAGGTGGCGAACCATCTAAAATATCAAGTTCATAAAGTTCTTTTGGCAAATCCTTTCTTTTAGAAAAAGTTGTAATGCTTTCTAAAAATGAATATTTAGGATTATGATTTATTTTATAAACTTCAATCATTTTCTTATCAATATCATTATGTCCTATTACATCAAATCCAGCCAATTTATAACCCATAGTTGAGCCACCACCACAAGCAAAGCAACTAAATACTTTTCCTTTGTCTTTGGTAAATACTGCATCCTTCAAAGTCCATTTGTAGGGGAAGTTATGTTTGGTTTTTTCAAAACCATTTTTGCCATCTCTCATTTTTAATACTTTTTTCTTTAGTGTTTCAAATCAACATTTGTGGTAAATAATCCGCCAGCTACTAACACGTGCTATAAGCAAGTTTGCCGCAGGCGCAACACAAACCTGCTCATAGCACCATACGTTAGTGGCAATTAATACCAATCGTTACCTATGCCGACATTTTCAACTCTTTGACGTGTAGGCATAAATTGACAAACCCAATCTTCGGTAAAATCTAAACCATCACTATCAAACATT